GTTCGGGAAAAATATCCCGCACGTGTTTTCTCTACTACAGCGTTAACTGTTTATAACAGAATATTACCTGTAGCATCAACATATTATTCAATTATAGATTTAAATACAAATTTACGAGTAATTGATTTTGATGATGTAGCTACAAAATTAAGTGCTGATAATACTAGCAATTATTTTATGTTACATATGAATGGATTAGAACCAGATCGTTATTATAAAATACAAATTAAATCCATTATAGGTGGAGGGACATACATTTATGATGATGACTATTATTTTAAAATAATGCAAACTGTTAGATAATGTCTGAACAAGTTAAGATACAAAAAACAATATACAGTGCTAAAGGTATTAATAATATAATTAATACTGACTTTACTCAATTAGCTCGGGTGAATAAAGAAACACCAGTACCAGTTGATATGAATGTCAATGAATTTTTTCAAAAATATGATGAATTATTTTATGAAATACCATTATCTGGATCAGACCAATCTCATCTAGGTATAGCTTCAAGAAGTTTAGAATATCTAGGTTTATCAATAGATGATTTACAAAATGAAATTAATTTTTTAAGAGAAGAAAATATTGATTTAAAAAATCAAATATTCACATCTTCACAAATTACAACAGGTTCATTAGCTTTATAATATGGCAACAACAATAGGAAAAATATCAACTGTTAACACTATTTTATCAGGTTCTCAAGATCAATTAGTTGTTACAAGAGACATGGTTCGTAACTATGGTGCTCCCGAGGATTTTATTGAAATGCATGTGACAGATCCTGCTGATAAAAATATATTTTCAGTAGTTCCTTTCACAAACTTCACTATACCTGGTGTTTTCCAACCTGCTACAGCTTACACTGTACAAGAATTAATATTTGATCCAGCTACAGATTTAAATAATTTAGGTATAACATTTGGTGATTATAATGTCATTTATAATATTTTAAGACCTAAAATAGTTAAAAGTTTTAATCCTAGTTTATTCATAAAAGAAATATCTGGCGATAGGACAGAAATTAGATTAGCTACTAACAATATAGATAATAGTGAATTTACAACTAATGTTATTGATTTTATAAATGAGTTTCAATCATTACCTTATTTTAAAGAATTTTATCTTAATTTTGGAAAAAATCAATTACTACCAGCTATTAATGTAGCGTTAGATACAGGAGTAGATATAATAAATAATGTTGGTGCTACTACAGCTCCTAGTGTTTCTCAAACAGCTACAGTATTAATTAAATTATTAAATCCATTACCTTTAAAATATAAGGTATATGATTTACTAACTATTGTAGATGCTATATCTAACCCACAAATATTTAGTGCTAGTATAACTTTAGATCCAGTTCCTGTAACATTTCCTACACTACGTGGACCTAACTTTGATTTAGACTTAGACAATTTAAGAGTAGGACCTACACCATATTATAACTTTAATCAAATAACAAGTTTTCAAGGTAATTTTGCCCCGCAACTTCAACAGTTACTAGGGCAATTAAGTGCCTCTAATTTTGCCATAAACATTGATTATAGTGATTATGAAAATTATATTCATTTTTCATCAGCTGCTCGTCGATTAGAAGGATTTAAATATAAACTCACAAATATTGAGTTATATGCTTCATCTAGTGCTTCTTTAGCCGCTAGTACTACACCAACAGCTCAATTAGATGCCATTAGTTATCAGAATAAAATTAATCAAACTATTCAAAGTTTTGATGGATGGGAACAATATTTGTATTATGAATCATCATCATATTCTTGGCCTAAACAAAACTCAACTTTACCATATATAGTACAATCTGTTACTTCATCTGAGAGTCAGATTTGGTATAATGGAAACTATAGCTCAGCTTCATTATATGATGATAATAACCAAAACTATCTACTATATGCTTTACCAGGATATATCACTGAAAATGATAGTAATGAATTAGCATTTAAATTTGTCGCTTCAATAGGACAAATGTTTGATGATGTTTGGATTCATATTAAAGCAATATCTGACTTATATCAAGCTAAAAACTCATTAACACAAGGTATATCTAAAGATTTAGTATACTTTGCTTTACAATCAATGGGAATTGATGTCTATACAAATCAAGATGGAGATAATGTGTTTAGGTATTTGTATGGTGTTGACGAAAATGGTAATTATTTACCTAACACAGGATCATATGAGACATTAGTTAGTGCTTCTAACTACCAAACATCAGGACAAGATATACAAAAAGGAATTTATAAACGTTTATATCATAACTTACCTTTATTACTCAAATCAAAAGGTACAACTCGTTTTATACAATATTTAAATACTATATTTGGCATTCCATCAACTGTAATGAGTTATATTGAGTATGGTGGAGTTGATAAAGTAACATCTTCATTTGAATATGAATTTGATAGATTTACTTACTCTATACAATCATCTGGTTCAAATTACATTACTACTCCTTGGGAGTTTTTAACTCAAAATTTTAATAAACAAGGATATAATGATGTTATAGCTAATGGTATTGAAATCAGGTTTAAAGCGACTCCATCATCATCTCAATATTCTTTATTACAACATCCTACACAGTCTATATTTTATCAATCTACAGGAGATTTTTCATTAAATCTTTTATATACACAAACTGGATCTAATGACTCAATATACTCAGGTAGTGTTGGAGATTTTGGATATTTTGAATTTTATTTAGTTGGTAATTCAACAATAATAACTCCAACAATTCCTATATTCACCACGGGATCAGATAATGATACTAGTTGGTACAGTGTTTTAGTACAAAGAAGATATCCCAATAAACAATACACTGAAATTGCTGATCCTCAATATTATGACATTTATATTAAAAATAATATATATGGTGAAATAGGTCATGTAGCTAGTGCTAGTCTATATACTACAAATAACCAAGGATGGTATTCAGATGGAGGAAATCTTGTATTAGGAGGAGGTGCGTTCCCATTCTCTGGTTCATATCAAGAATTAAGACTATGGTCTAATTATATATCTGAATCTGCTTTTGATTCTCATGTTTTAAATCCTGAATCAATTGAAGGTAATTACGCATCTTCATCTTTTGATGACTTAGCTGCTAGGTGGTCTTTAGGAAATAACTTATACACATATAACCATAGTATAACAACACAAGTACCATCTACAGCTCCAGACCAGTTTATACAAGCATTTACAGCTTCATTTTATAATTTCCCTAATCAAAATAACTATACATCTTTTACTGAAACATATTATGCTGATGTAGCTAATTCAGGATATGCTAATCCAGTTGTTGATAAAGTAAGAATATATAGTGGTAGTGAATATGGTACTCAATTAATGCCTAATAAAAGTATAGAAGTACCACCATTAATTCCAATCACAAAAGATATACATTTACTTGATGCTAGTTTATCACCAATAGATGAAATTGATAGAAATATCATTTCTCAATTTGGTTCAACATATAGTTTAGATGACATTATAGGTAACCCAGCCACAGGATCTTATAATGAATTAATAGATTTAAGACAAAAATTCTTTAAGAAATTTAGGGCTAAATATAACTATAAAGATTATATTCGTATAATTGAATTTTTCCATAATTCATTATTTAGAACACTTAAAGATTTTACACCCGCTAGAACTAATTTATCTACAGGTATAGTCATTAAACCACATTTACTTGAAAGACCAGTTAACCAAAGACCTGAACCTAATGTGGTAGAAGATAATCATATTGTTGATATTGACACTGCCTTTATAACAGGAAGTAATGGAGGTGGATATAGTCAATCTATATATGATATAACTTATACTACTCCTGAAGGATATGTGACTGTATTATCTGATGCCCGAGATTTTTTCACAGGTGAATTTCCAAGTGGATCTATAGACTATCGTAGTTTATTTGTTTCTGGCAATATTAATCCATACATTATTTACAATCCAGTTAATGATTTTTTTGATCAATATTCCTCATCATATTGGAATCATAACTACAATCCATTATTAAATAATGTGTCTAGTTCTAGATTATCTCAAATTAGACGTAAATCAACATATATAACAAGTGCTAGTAAGTTAGTACAAGTTTTAGAACCATATTCTTTACAAGACTTTACTTATAATTATATTCGTCATTCTAAACCTAGATATGATGGATCTAGAACAAATAGTACACAATATAACTTTTTCCTAAATGATGATTTCCAATTTAATAATCTAGGAGTTGGTCCTTTTGGTAGGAATTCAGTTATTGATAAAAATACAATTCAATTTGCTTATTTTGAACAAGCTGTTTGTACTGGTTCTCAAGAATTAGCAGCTCGTGATCGTGCTAATTTATATTTGAAATATATAATTGATGAGAATAGTAACTTAACAGAATTAATATCTCGTAATTATGATGATATAAGAAATAATCAATGGTGGAATTTTTATCAAGTTCAAAATATATTCAAAGCTGGTGAAATAGCTAATATATCTTTATTTGATACTCAAGCACCAACACAACAAAGATCCTTAAATGGAAATAAAAAAATATTTGATAGTGGATATAGATACTATCCTATATTATGGAGAACACATGGAGAAATATCTGGATCTCAACTATATTTTATCCCAACAGGATATGCTACAGATGGATTTTTAACTCCTTCTAATTATACTGTGACTGTAACTAGACTTAACACTTATATCACTTGGGATGGTGTTAATACATCTATAGAAGGTAATGTCAGATATACTCCACCAGGTGGATATACTGGATTTCTACCATATGATATTACAGCTACAGTGACATTAGATGTTTATAGATCTTTATCTGGCTTTTTTCAGAATAATTTTAATATTATTATAGATACAGCTATACCTAGACTAGCTTCTAATGGTGTGTCTCCTAATGTGACTGGATATTTTTCATGGAGAGGTGGAGGTGCTGTTAGTTATACAAGAGGATATGTTTCTAATGCTCGTCCAACAGCTGGATCTGGTCCTAATGTTTTCTACACTGTGACTGATTCTTCTCCTTTCTTAACTGTCAATTCTCAAGATAAAAGAATAGTATCTTGTTCATTAGTCATGTCTCAAAGATATAATGATCCTTTTACATTTTCTGGAAGTGTAATTGATCCTAGTTTTCCAACAACATTAACATCATCTATTAAATTACACAATTCATATTGTCTTCCTGAATATCCATTTTCTATAAATGTTGGTGATTTGATAAGATTTGATTTAAAGGCTTCTCCGTCTGAAAATTCTGTTCCAACAACTAATTTCCTTCCCCAATATGAATATACTATATTGAATGTGGATACAACAGGAAGTAGAGTTACATTTACTTTAGATAGACCAGTTGATAATTCATTAACATCTAGTGATGTTCCATATCAAATAAAAAGATACATATTTTCTAAAAAAATATTAGATGAATCTAATGTGATAGTGATTCATAGAAAAAATGATGGGGAAACATCAGGAGGTATAGTAAAAAACCAAAACTTGTCTTTAAGAGTTGATGATAATTTAGGTAATATAGTGAGTAGTCTTAAGAGTAAGATCTTTAGCACAGTTCTGACAACATAATATATTTATATAAAACATAATTAACATATATGTCATTTTTAAACAATCAGTATGTAACAATCGATGCGGTTTTAACAAAGAAAGGCCGTGAATTATTAGCCCGTAACGATGGCTCATTTCAAATCACCCAATTTGCTCTAGCAGATGATGAAATAGATTATACTCTTTATAATCCAAACCACCCATCAGGTTCAGCATTTTTTGGTGAAGCTATAGAAGCTATGCCATTATTAGAAGCATTTGTTGATGAAACACAGATGATGAAATATAAACTTGTGACACTCCCTAGAGGAACAAGTAAATTACCAGTAATTAATCTTTCTGTAGCTTTAATTACTCTACCTCAAGGTGCCGCATATAATATTACTCCACAAACATTAAATTACTTAGGAGCCACTTCTACATTTGAACCATCAGGTTATATGATGACTGTGGGAGACTCAAGATTCCTTAGTACATTTACTGGAGTAGGTATTGATACAACTGGTTTAAGTATAACATCACCAACACCAAATGCAAGTGGAGCTAGTTTATCTTTAAGCCAAATTGGTACATCATTTACTTTAATAGCTACAACTATTAATACTTTATTCCCAACCAATGCAACTGTTGGTTCAGCTATAACAACAACGCTTACAGCTATGGGTAGAGATAGTGGAGCTAGAATTACAATACCTTTAACAATAACTAAAATATAATTAAAATATGTCTTTTGGAATATATAACCCTGAAGATCAAGTACTTAGTTCAGACGCTGTGATATCTCCTATGTGGGATGATAGAACTACAGTTTTAAGTACCTTTTTTACTTCTTCAACTCAAGAAGCTGGTGTTTACGGACAATTCACTCAAGGAACATTCTTTCTTGATGTCTATAAAGATAATCCTTTTCTTACTTCATCTTTATCACCACAATTTTCTATAGCTTATGGTCATATAAGTGGATCTGGATCTTCATATTTTAACGCTTTAGTTGATGGTAAAACACCAACAAGAGATATATATGGACAATTTAGATCATTGATATATGGAGATGAAAACACAGCTTTCCAATTTGGTGGATCAACATATACTTCAAAAGATATAATTATTATTTCTGTAAGTAGAGCTAAATTTAAAGAATCATTTAATCCAGGATCGTTTTTCTTAGCGTTAAAAAGCGGCAGTAATTCTATCGGATTAGTTGATGATTCAACTGTAACAACTACTTCAACTTATATAGGAACATCTCGTGTTTATCAATTATTAAGTGGTTCTTATAATGCCAGTACAGGTGTATCTACACCATCCTCTTCTAATTATACAGTTAGTGGAAGTTATGGTTTAATGATTCCTGATGAAGGTTTAATTATCTTAAACCCAAGAGCATTAGCTTTATCATCAGGTCCTTTAGGAGGTATTGGAGCTATATTTAATGAATTTAGTGCTTCTCAAGCAGCTACTTTCTTTTCTGGATTAGGAACTACATATAATCTTAATAACAGAATGATGTTTGATATGATGAGTAGCGCTCCAACATTTAGTTTACAAAGTTATGAGACAATCTCATCACGTTATTTCTTCACCCGTGTAAAAAATAGTGAATTTAATTATACTTCAAATCCTACTATTATTGATTCAAATGGTAATTTATTATTCACAACATTGGTTTATAATCCCCAAACATTTATCACAACAATAGGTATGTATAATAATTCTGGTGATTTATTAGCTATCGCTAAATTAAATAAACCATTAGTTAAAGACTTTACCAAAGAATTATTATTAAGAGTTAAATTAGATTTCTAATGTTACGTTTATGTCAGCAAACAATTTTAAAAGACTTAATACATCCGACACATTTGTAGTACCATATGTAGCTAATAAAAGTTGGGATATAGTTTCTTCATCATTTGCTGATAACCGAATTGTCATTAATATCGGAACTAATCATGGTACTTCATCTGTATTCAATCCAGGTATTGACTATAAATCTAATGGACAATATGATCGATTAGTTTACAATTCAGTTAATTTATTATATTATCCAAATTTCTTACCTACATCTTCTGATACCTCTTCATTACAAAATACTATCTATAATGATGGTACTTTATCAACTTCCTCTTATTATTGGGGACACATTGATTTAGGTAATAAAGACACAGTGAAATTTTTTCCTACAGCTTCTGGTAGTGTTATTTATGTTTTAAATATACCTAAAACACTAACTAGTGATAAAATATTACCTACTACTTTTGAAGCTTATTTTGGTGGAGAATTACCTTATGTAGCTAAAATATATGATGACGGAAACTATAACTTATTCTATAGTGGAAGTGATACTAGATGCTCAATTCCAGGAGTTGTAGTAAGTTCTAGTATGCAAATTGGAAATATATTTTATGAGAACAATGTAGCTATTATAACAGTAGTACCAAATAATATCCGACCAACAGGATGGAGAGGAAGAACTTATACTTGTGAACAAGCATCTCCATCACCAACTCCAACAATCACTCCAAGTATAACAGTAACACCAACTGTTACTCCAAGTATAACAGTAACACCAAGTGTTACACCTACAATTAGTATCTCTAGAACACCTGATCCAACTCCTAGTGCCACACCTAGTGTTACTCCAAGTATAACTGTAACACCAAGTATCACACCTAGTATTACTAAAACACCAAGTATAACTCCAACACCTACACCAAGTTCTAATTATATTTATTATAATGCTGAAGTATGGGATTGTACAGGTTGTACAACAGATCTCTCACAAATAGTTGTAGCTTCAACCACAGCTTTAACTACTAATAACTGGTATAAAATGGTAGGAAGTACCAATAATAATGTTTATAGAATAAAAACATCAGCTTCTTATACACCTAGTGTTCCTGTTATGGATCCAGCTAGTTCTAGTACTACTTGTAGAGGAGCTTGTAATTATTTACCAATAGAAGAAGAATAATAAATTATGAACACTGGATATGTAATATATAATACTATAGAACAATATTATTTAGACAATGGACAACCTACTGGGTTAATTAGAACTAATTCCGGTCCAAATTATATTCCTCCAGTTTATAATACAACTTTATGTCCATTAATATCCCCAACACCATCAATCACTGTTTCACCTAGTGTTACTCCAAGTATAACAATTACTCCTAGTGCTACACCTACAACATGTAGAACATGGGTTATAGATAATGAATCTGGAACTTATTATGATCTTTACTATAGAGATTGTAATGGTGTATTACAATACCAATTTGTTGGTGGTGGATCTTCATTTTCATATTGTTCTATAGATAATTTCACAAGTGCTGGATCTATTTCATTCACAAACATATTTAATTATTGTTCATTAAACTGCAACACATATCTTATCACAAATAATGGATATGGTAATACTAGTTTAGAATATGTTGATTGTAATTTTGTTAGTCAAACACTTAGTTTACCTTTAAATACAAGAACTTTTGTTTGTTCAACTAACCTCACACCTGGAAATTATGGATTTTACTCTATATCTCTTTATAGTGCTGGCTGTAACATTCCAGCATCTCCTACCCCAACATTAACTCCATCAGTCACACCAACAACTACACCAAATCCATCATCATCTCCAGCTACTGGAGGTAAACCAGCTGTAATTGACTTTAACGCCTCATTCTTTACTTGTGTCTCACTTAATGACTATGTTGGTTATTATATTGAGTTAGATAGAATAACAGCTGTTGATGTTAATTATACTCTTAAAATAGGATTCTATTATAGAGGAGTACTTGATCATTATTCTTATGTTTCTGGTGTAATACCTGCTGGTAGTTATAAAGATATATCTCAATTTGATCCATGTAATTCTGGTGGTGGAATAACTTCAGGTGGTGCCTTTACTGTTCTTGATGTTTGTATTGACGCTATAGATTATACAGTTGATAATCCATTCTGTTTATGTTCTGGATTATGTCCTTCTGTGACACCAACACCTACTAGAACTCCTAGTGTGACACCAACTATAACACCAACACCAACTATAACTCCAACACCATCAGTATAATTATAACAATATGGATAGAACTTTAGATGTAAATTTAGCTAAAATAAAATTTAAAAACAATAATGTTGTTTATGAGAATTTTATTAAATGTACTGTTAAAGACTATGAATATAATTTAAGTTATAATCCAACATTATTATCAGGTAGTCAAGGACAATTAGTACCATATAGTGGATCAGTTGGTAGTAATATTATTTATTATAACAGTGGTAGTAATCATGGTATACTAAAAGATTTTGTCACTGGATCTATATCAGGATCTTATTTTTCTCCTTATGTAACAACTGTTGGGTTATATAATGATGCTGGTGAGTTATTAGCTGTAGCTAAAATGGCCTCACCAATGCCTTTGTCATCAAATACTGATGTTACATTTTTAATTAAATGGGACACACAATGGGCTCCAAGACCTTACTTTACACCAACTCCTAGTGTTACACCTAGTATTTATCCTAGTGTGAGTGTTACTCCTACAATAAGTGTAACACCAAGTATAAGTGCCACACCTAGTGTCACTCCATCTGTGAGTGTTACACCTAGTGTCACACCAAGTATTAGTATTACACCTAGTGTCACACCAAGTATTAGTGTTACTCCTAGTATCACACCTACAATAAGTGTGACACCAAGTAGGACGCCTAGTGTCACACCTACAATAAGTGTGACACCAAGTTCAACACCATCTACTGGTGCTATTTTATCATTTAATGGATATAGTAGTGGAGTATATTTCTTCTCATTAAATAGAATATTAACAGGAGATATAAATATAACCTCAGCTCCTGTGACTGGATTTGATAGTGCTTGTGAATTTCCTCTAGGAAGTGACAATTTTATTGGAGACACATTAACTATATCCGCTGGGGATACACTTGGAGCTATATCAGGAAATACTCCTTTAACTTGTGGTGATCCTATTATGACTAAATATGGTATAAATCAAATAACAGTTAATGGTGTTATTAGAAGTAATGGTCAAACTATAACTGTAGGTGGATTAACAGTCACAATATCAATAAACCCAGCTTTATACTCTTGCGCTACTTACACTTGTTAATTTAAAACAACGTTATGATAAAATGGAAATACTGGGATACATATAACCCAGAAGATTACTTAGGTTTTGTTTACAAAATCACCAATCTAACAGACGGTAAATTTTATATTGGTAAAAAGTATTTTTGGTTTAACAAAAAGAAAAAATTAACCAAAAAACAACTCGCTGAACAAACAGGACCTGGTCGTAAATCTACTTTTGAAATAGTTAAAGTAGAAAGTGACTGGAAAACATATTGGGGTTCATCTAAAGAATTACTTAAAGATGTTAAGGAATTAGGTGAAAACCATTTTGAATGTATTATACTTAAACCATGTAAAACAAAAAAACAACTAACATATTATGAAATGCATTACCAGTGCAAATTTGAATGTTTAGTATGTCCTAATTTAACATACAATGATAATGTGTTAGGAAAGTTTTTCAGTAAAGATTTGGTAGAGTAAAAATACTTCACTATATTACTCGTTATGATTAATAATGCCCTATTAAATACAGTTAATAGTGTTCTAGGAAATGGTAAAAAAACTAGTAACAACAACTACGCTTATAAGTGTCCATTCTGTAATCATCATAAACAAAAACTTGAAGTAAACTTATCACCTAATTCTAAAGGTGATACACCATGGCATTGTTGGGTATGCAATGCTAAAGGTAAAACATTACTAGGTTTATTTAAGAAAATAAAAGTACTACCTGATAAAATAGTTGAGTTAAAATCTATACTCAAATTCACAGACAAAAAAGACGAAGAACAAGTCATAACTAAAGTTCAACTACCTAAAGAATATAAACCACTAACTAATCTATCCAGAACAGATATTGTGGCTAAACACGCTTTAATGTATTTAAAAAAACGAGGTATCACTAAATCAGATATATTGAAGTATAATATAGGCTATTGTGAAGAAGGTAAGTATGCCAACAGAGTTATAATACCATCATATGATAAGGATGGAAACTTAAATTATTTTATTGCTCGCTCTATAGATCCTAACTCAACTAAGAAATATGATGCTCCTAAATGTAATAAGAACGAGTTAATTGGTTTAGAATACTTTATTAACTGGAATGTTCCTATTATATTATGTGAAGGTATATTTGATGCTATAGCTATTAAACGTAATGCTATACCATTGTTAGGTAAAACAATACCTAAAGCACTAATGATGAAATTAGTTGAATCAAATGTTAAAACAGTATACGTGTCTTTAGATAAGGACGCTTTAAAAGACGCTCTAAAATACGCAGAAGAACTACTCAACTTAGGTAAAGACGTTTATCTGGTTGATTTACAAGACAAAGACCCATCAGATATGGGTTTTGAAAACTTCACCAAATTAGTTCACGACGCTGAACAATTAAGCTTAGGACAACTAATTTACAAAAAACTTGAATTAGCATGAGTTCAATAGATAAACATTCAAATATTATTCACGACCCTAAAATTAAACGTATCGTTGAATATAGCGAAGACAACAAACAAGTAAATGTATTAGATCAAAGATTTTACAGACGTGATGGAAAGTATTACCCATCAATTACTTCAATATTAAATTATTTTCCTAAAAATCAATTTTTCCATTCATGGTTAAAAGATGTCGGACATAACTCCGACATTATCGCTGCTAAAGCAGCTGCTGAAGGTACTCAAGTACATAACGCCGCTGAAAAACTTATGTTAGGTGAAGAAGTACATTGGATGGATGAAAATGGAAAAGCAAATTACTCACTTGATGTATGGAAAATGATTTTGAAATTTGCTGACTTTTGGAAACAAGCTAAACCAGAACTAGTAGCAACTGAGTACCATTTATTCTCAGATGAACATCAATACGCTGGTACAACAGATATCATTTGTAAAATGAATGGTAAGTTATGGTTAATAGATATCAAAACATCCAATTCAATTCACACGTCATATAACTTACAACTTGCCGCTTACGCTAAAGCTTGGAGTGAAACACATAATGAACCTATTGAAGGTACAGCTATATTGTGGCTCAAAGCAAACACACGTGGTGAGAAAAAAGATAAACTACAAGGTAAAGGATGGGAACTAAAAATTATTGACAATATTGAAGATAATTTCACTATGTTCCTTAAAGTATATGATATCTACAAACTCGAAAATCCAGACGCTAAACCGAGTACAGAAACTTTACCTATCTCCATTAAGATTTAAACTAGACTGACCGCGACTCTTGGCGTATCTTTAGTGTATAATAAAAATTAAAAACATGAACGCACAATTTAGAGTATTAGATGGTCAAGAAGTAATTAAGACGTATGAAATGGAATATAATTCCCCAAAAGAATTAAATAACCTGTTTCATGAAGCACGTAAAGTGTGGGATGAATATATGGTTGAAGTTGAGTTCGATTTGGGGAATTATATCTTGGGTATTATGAGGCATTCACATACTTACCGTGATCAGGTATTGAAATTCGGCGCTTAATTGACCGCAATTACTTCACTAAATTTATTATATAAATAAAAAGTTATGAAATACAGAGTAAGTTTCGGTTGGGAAGTATGTGATGATCAAATGGTTACTGATTACACAAGAGTATTTGATAATAAGGAAGATGCTGAAGTATTCCAACAGTTAATATGGGATAATAACACAAAAGAGTATGATATGTCCCAACTAGAAAAAATTGAGGCTTAATTGACCGCAATTACTTCACTAAATTTATTATATAAATAAAAATAAAAGTTATGAAATCAACAACATTTACATTTGGACAAATTGCAGCTATTCTTGAAGCGGGTAAAATACCATGTACTCTTAAACAATTCGATTTTGAGAACGGTACCACTGATTTTTATATTGAATTTGGTTTTAATTGGCCAGAACAATTAATGGAAGATGTTGATAAAGCTTTTGCTAAAGCGGGTTTTAATGTTCCAAGTAATGTTGAATATTGTGGTGATATTTGTGGTGGTGGTATGGTGGCTAAGACATCAATAGCTGGTGGTAAAAAGTGTTATTTTGGAGAAGTAAATAAATGGTAATAAATAAAAATAAAAGTTATGAAAGTAATATCAATTCCATGTCCAACCATGGGGGCTCGTAAGAAATTTGTAGTAGAAGATAATGAAAGTGAACTATTGAACTTTCAACCAGGCATAGAAGTATTACCAGCGATGTATCATGAATCATCTAACCCAGGTAGTTATTATTATGTAAAACTTCACGCACCTGGTGAACCATTTTGGAAAGAAGGTGGACATGAATGTATAGATGAAAATGGATATAAACGCTCTTTTCATTTAGACTCACTTATAGTCCATCCAAATGTATTCAAAAAACAAGCAAAAATCAAAGAAAAATCAAACAAGCCAAAAGGTAAGCGTGGACGTCCAAAAATAGATCCATCACTTAAGAAAACACCAACAGTTTATGTACCAACTGGTGGAAAACGTGGCCGACCTAAAAAAGATCCATCAGAACTTAAATCAATTGTATATGTCAAAACTGGTGGTAAACGTGGTCGCCCAAAGAAAAATAGTTAATATTTATTGGTATCAAATACTATAAACATGAAACTAATAGACATTTTAAAAGAAAACATCAATGAAGCTGAAGCTGAACAAACACTTGAAAAAGGATTAGAAGCAGCTTTAAAAGATCTTAAATCAACAGTATCAACTGTAAAACCTTCTCCTAAAGATAAAGAGTTAGAAGAAGGTTTAGCAACTTTATATTCACTAGTTGTAGGAGCCCCAGGTTTATTAAATATAATGGGACATGCCGCTGATGCTCTTTCATCATATCTTTCTCAAGGTATGATACCAAAAACAAAAATAGGAGCTTATTTACGAAAACTTGGTCATAAATGGGAACATAAATACATTGAATGGATTGGATTAGCATTAAAAAAAGCATATCCTAAAAGTTATGGTGATGAAGATGTATTTGATGAAAAATCAAACTTACATAAAGCAGCTCACGGTTTATATGCTGCTTTATTAGCCGCGGGTATTATAGGAGCTGGAATATCAGCGGTAGAAGCTACTAATGCTGTTATAAAAGGATTAGAAGGAGGAGCAGTTGCTTTAAAATTTTCAGAATTAGAACAATTAGCGGCGAAAATAGCTTAATAATGATTAAACTTGTTGATATACTTAAAGAAGTTATAGGATCACGTCCTAAAGCTATCTTTTTATCTGGTCCTGCTGGTGCTGGTAAGTCAACTATTGTACGTCAAATGCCAATATCTGGATTTGAAACTATTAATGTTGATGACACTTATGAAGAATTATTGAAAACAGCTGGTGTAGGTTTAAAAATAACTCAATCTGATACTGAATCAGATGAAGAATATGCTCAAAGATTAGCCACCGCTGCTAAAATGATGGGGCAAGCTCAAAAAATAACTAAAGAGAAATATAAAGTATCTGTAGAAAATCTTCACAATATTATTATTGATGGAACTGGAGCTGCTTCATTACCATTACTTAAGAAAAAGCAAGAATTAGAAGGTTTAGGATATGATACTTTAATGTTAATGATTTATGTTTCACCTATAACATCTTTAACTAGAAATGTTAAACGTGGAGATGAAGGTGGTAGAAGTTTAACACCAAGTATTGTTTTAAGAACATGGGAAGGTGTAAATAAAAATATAGATGCTTATAAACAAGCATTTGGAGATAACTTTATCATAGTAAATAACAATCCAGAAGACGCTGAAACTGATTATGATGAAAAAGAAATAAAATCAAGATTTTTTACTAACACATATAAAGGTAAAGTAAAATCACCTAAAGAAATGGCTAAAGCTAGAAGAGATAGAGATGAACTAAATAGAAATATCAAATCATTTCTTCAAAATCCCCCAGAATTTACAACTATAGAAGACGCTAAATCAAAAATACAAGCATTCATTCAATGATTGAATTAAAAACTATACTACAACAAATAAACGAGGAAGATCAACCAGACAAAACTCCTAGTATATGTTACTATCCAGGGGGTTTTAAACCACCACATGAAGGACATTATGAAGTAGTTAAAGATCTGATTTCACGTCCTGATGTTACTAAAGTAATAGTATTAATAGGACATAGTGAACGTGATGGTATAACCAAAGAAATGAGTAAGAAGATCTGGGACTTATATCAAGAAATTCAACCCATATCTCAAGTAACAATCAGAATAGCTGAAAATCCATCACCTGTTAAAGATATATTTTCTATAATGGATGATGACTTAGAATTAAGAGCTAGAGTTGCTGGTGTGGCTGGTGATGCTGATGTTCAAAGTTATTTTAATTCATTAACTAAAGCATTTGGTGATAGAATAATAACAGTACCTGTTGAAGAAAAAGTTGTGACACAAGGTAAAAGAGCATCAGGTACACAAGTACGTGAATATTTAAATCAACTTAAAAAAACAGTACTTAAATTACGCTCTATATCTGATAAAAACTCAACAGAATATTCTAAAGCTAGAAATGAGTATCTAAACACATATAAAATAGTACAAGGATGTTTTCCTGATTTTGTAACTCAAAAAGGAAAATTTGATGATATACTTAACATATTAGGAATACCAGTATTAGATATTGAAACATTAAAAGAAAACGAGGAAAATGGCAATTTAGTTATTGTAGTTCCATATGATAAAACACCTGATTTAGAGAATTGGCTCAATACAAACTTAATACCATTTGAGTATTCTCAAAAAGCATTTAATGGAGAAAAAAGACGTATGTTAATACCTAACTTAGGAGATCCTAGCAATGAACAACGTCAACAAGTTTTAGCTTATTTAGATAAAGTTGGTATAGAACATAATATAGAAGAAAATTTATTTTCTATCAAATGGTGGAAAAAACAACTTAAAGAAGTAGGTGATAATGGAGATGTGATACAAGATTTTATAGATTTTGCTGTTGACGCTCTTGAATTAAAACAAATACCTAAAATAAATTTCACTGATGATGAAGATTTAGCTCGTAATATGCATTCATTAGGAGCCTATAATCCTAAAACTGATGAATTACTAGTTGTTAAAGGCTCTAGATTAACAGCAGATATTTTACGTACACTAGCTCATGAATTAGTTCATAGAAAACAAGATGAATTAGGTATGTTAGATCCTGACTCTGGTAAAACAGGTTCACCTATTGAAAACGAAGCTAATGCTGCCGCGGGAGTCTTATTGAGACAATTTGGACAATACAGACCAGAAATATTTGAAACATTAAATGAAGCTGAAGAGAAAAAACCATATAAAATATATTGTGATATGGATGGTGTGTTAGTAGATTTTGATAGAGGATATTTTGAATTAACAGGTGAGAAAGCTAGTTTTGGAACTGATCCTGAGAAATTTTGGGCACCAATAACTAAAGCGGGAGCCGCATTTTGGATTAAATTACAATGGATGCCTGATGGAAGGGAGTTATGGAACTTTATTAAATCATACAGTCCAGTATTATTATCAGCTCCATCACGTCAAGAATCATCTAAAATAGGTAAGTTCACTTGGGTAAAAAGAAATATACCTGGTACTAAACTTATATTACGTGCTGCTGATCGTAAACAAGAATTTGCAACACCAAATTCTATACTTATAGATGACAGAGCAGACAATATTCAAAGATGGAATGACGCTGGAGGCATAGGAATACATCACACATCAGCTGAAAGTACAATAAAACAATTAGAAGATATTTTTAAGAAAAAAGATAATACTGAAAAACTTAATGAAAATAAACTTATAAACAGTTTAAAATCAAAATTCACTAATTTCATTAGTAAATTAAAACAAGAAAAAAAAGAAACAATAGAGGCTTTTAAATTAATAGTTAAAGCATCAAAAGGAGAAATTACATTAACTGATGAACAAAAAACTCAAATAGGTGAGCAGTTAAAAGATCTACTTAAAACAGTAGGATTAACCGCTGTTGCTATAATGCCTGGAGGAGTTATTGTAGCTGGTCTATTAAAATTATTAAAACAACAAAATCTTATAATTCCATCCTCGTTTAAATAATTTAAGTTATGAATGAAACAAATTTAAAAAAAGAGTTTTCTCAACGTGATGTACAACGTATGAGAAATATTATTACTGGTAATGCTGGAGCTGCTACTGGTACTCAAATTGGATATGCTAAACAATCTCAAGACTATCAAGAAGGTGATGTATGGGAAGAAAATGGTAAACAATGGACTATTAAAAATGGTCTAAAACAAACACTGACTAAATTTGATAAACTAAAAAAATTAGTCACATTTCCCTTAACATGTCCTGAATGTCATAATCCAATGAAAGATAATGATTTGAATAGGAAAATGTATAATATCCATACAAAATGTTTTGATTGTGTTGTAGAAATGGAAGCTAAAATTAAATTAGAGGGCAAATGGGATGAGTATGAGAAAGGAATGATGAATGCTAATAAAAATGCTATGGTAGATGATTTTGAAAAAGCATTTAATGAATATATCATATCACAAAATGACTCATATTTTACTGAAGCTGGTGATATGGAATCATGGAGTGGTGGTAAAGTTAATGAAGATGAAATAAAAAATGTAAAAGAATATATTAAAAAGTTACGTGAACAAGAATTATAGAATATTTATTACTAGTTAACCGTACTTATGAATAATTTCCTCTCGTTTCAAAACATAATATTATTTCTATCAGGTGTTATTGTACCTATAATTGTAGCAATAATTAATAAGAGATTAGAAGCTAGAAAAACATTAGGTAATGATAAATTAGAACAAGAAATACAAGCATCTAGTATTATTAATAGTAAACTTGATAATTTACGTGAAGAATTTCACGCTGATAGAGCTTGGGTTATGCAATTTCATAACGGAGGACATTACTATCCAACAGGAAAATCAATACAAAAATTTAGTATGTTCTATGAATCAGTAGAACCAGGTTGTGACTCAATAAAATTATTATTTCAAAACATACCAGTTAGTTTATTCGCACCATCTGCTAATAAAATTTTAGTAGATAATGTTGTTGAAATACCAGACTTTAAAGATGAGACTATAGCTACTTATGGTTTAAAATATACAGCTCAAGAAACAGGATCTAAAAGTACATACATATTTGGTATCAGAGATATCAACAATAAGTTGATAGGTACATTAGGTTTAGACTATACTAAACGTAAAAAACATCTAGATCAAGATGATATACAAATGTTAGAGATTGAAGCTGCTCAAATAGGTGGAGTTCTCCACAATCATTTAATTGAAAAATAATTTATTTGTTATTTAAACATATTTATGTAGGACAAAAACTACATACTTATGCCATACGAACGTAAAGGAAATTGCGTATACAAAGAAACCGGTAAAAAAATGGGCTGTTCTAAAGACGCCAAAGCCGCTGAAAAATATATGAAAGCGTTATACGCCGCTGAACAAGGAAGTATTAAAGAAGGATACACACCTGACACAATAGATCCAAACGAACCTGAATTAGCTGTAACTGTTACTTTACCTAACCCAACACAGTTAATGGCTTCTTTTATTTCTACGTTATTTGCTTCACGTACTCAAGCACATATATTCCATTTGCAAGTTAAAGGACCAGGAGCATTTGCAGCTCACAGTGCTTTAAATACTTTTTATGATGAAATTATAGATTTAGCTGATGGTATTGCTGAGTCATATCAGGGTCGTTATGGTATCATAACAGGATATAAATGTGAAGGTACATGGATTGAAAATACTAGTGATATAGTTAAGTATTTTGAAGCTCTTTGTATGTATGTTGAAAAAAATCGTGCTTCTTTAGTTCAAGATTCGTATATTCAAAATCAAGTTGATGAAGTAGTAGCATTAATTGAGTCAACTAAATACAAATTAGTAAACTTACAATAATGAGAATCAGAATTAAAGAAGAAGAAACACCAAAAGCTCCAGAAGAACAACCATCTTCTGAAGAAACAACACCAGCTCCTGATGGAAAACAATTTCAAATTGTAGGTAATTTAATTACTAACACAAAAGAAAATCCACAAACTGATATTTTATCAGCTATACGCTCGTTACCTGGTGTTACTATTGTAAATTCTAAAGCTACTCAACCAAATATCTCAGCTGATAATCAAGTTAGATATGAAGCGGGCATTGATGTAAAAATAGATACACACTCATTAAAAGGAGATGTAAAACAAGGTATTAAAGACATAATCTCTAAAATAAAAGAAATACCTGGTGTGATTGAATTAAAAATTCTTCCAAAAGCTAAAGTTACTAAGCCATATTAATATGAATCATATTCAACTTAAAGAACATATTCAAAAAATTATTAATTATGTAGGACAAGAATACAATCATGGTCCTAGATTAATAATGAATGAATCAAAAGAACCAGTCTTCATTTCTGAAGGCTTATACTATCATATAGAAAATAACTTACCAATAAACGAGTCAATATATCGTCCTCAGTCAATGATGTTTTTAAAACTATTCACTGAAGTAAGAAGTTTATATGAAAATAAGCGTGTACAATTATGTGAAGCAGATAAATACTACTTTGACAACACAGATATTGGTATGTTTGGTGAGTATAATGGTATTAAAGTACCACTAGATTTACCTTTGACCGAGGAATTTTTAACAGAAGTCTTAGATGAAGAAAAAGAACCAGCATTAGGTAAACCTAAGCGTGGTGGTTCAAAGAAATTCTATGTGTATGTTAAAGACCCTAAAACCAAGCGTGTTAAGAAAGTATCGTTTGGTATGGCAGGTGGAGGACTAAGAGCAAAACTTAACAATCCAAAAGCTAGAGCTGCTTTTTCTAAGCGTCATAATTGTCCTCAGAAAAAAGATAGAACTAAAGCTTCATATTGGAGTTGTCGTTTACCTCGTTACGCTAAATTATTAGGATTTAAAACAACATTCTCAGGATTTTGGTAATATGAAAAGTCTAATACAAATACTAACCGAAGTAAAAGAAACATTTGAAAGTTTCGCCACTGTTCGTGGTAAAGGAGCAGCTAAAATCTCAGAAAACGCTGAGCAAAAAGGTGGTTTAGCATTATTAACTTGGCATCATTTTAAAGTTAAATTACCTTACTATAAAAAAGCAGCTGAGGGAAAACTTAATATGGAAGATGCTAAAAAAGAATATGAAGAAACATATAAAAAAATATCTTTAAACATGACCCAAACTGAATTCCAACGTGAGATGGGTCGTTTAGAAGTATTAGGTGAACTTTTAATTAGAAACAAATAATAATATGAAACTAATAGACATCTTAAAAGAATTAAGTGAATTAAGCCTACAAAAAGGACACGCTAGTAGCAAATCATCAGAAGACATTGGTCTTGAAGGTATGCAAACATTATTATCAGTTAAAGGTATGGATAAGTATGATTTTGTAGAGGATCCTGAAAGAAATAAATTAGTTGAACCTTTACTTAAAGATATTTTTTCTAAACATACTCCAGTAAATGAAGAAGGACCATATAAATTAGTTTTAAAAATACAGTCTGGTGAGTATGTTTTCTATTTAATTAATACAGAAGCCTCAACAGTTGATATGGTATTTGCTGGTATTATGCGATTAGAAAAATACAATGGTGATTGGATGTATAGTTTTCAAAAAGCATTTGATTTAAAAGTACTTCAAGTACATTGGTCTAATATAGGTGTAGAATATAGAGGAAAAGGATTAGGAAAAATAATGTATACTTTAGTATATGAGTATGTTTCTGAAATTGGATACGCTATGGCTAGTGATAGTATGCTATTTGAAGGCAGCTCAGGAATGTGGAGAACATATATGCCTGGTATAGCTAGTTATTTTGGTATTATGATAGATGATGTTTTACTACCAGTAACTAAAGCTGATGTAGCTAATACTTCATTAATAGAAAAAAGCAAACTAGATGGGTTTGTAGCTATGGAAAATCCACCAAAACTTATTCGTAAAATAGCTCATAATGTTGAAGGATTATCTTTCGTTAATAATGAGTATGGTATGATAACTTTAGGCTCAGATAGTATTAATGATAAATTAGCAGAATTTGATGACCAACGTTTTATGGATGTTATTGATGAATTTGATTCTCTTAAACAAGTAGCTAAAAAATTTAACAAATTTAACGACATAAAATCTTCATCACCTAAAAAAATAGATAGTCTTAAATGTTTAATATTAGCATTTGAAGATGCTATTATAGCTGTTAAACAAGTAGGAGATAGAATAGTTGTTCAACCGATATAAATAACCTAAATTAAAATATAAAAATAAAAAACTATGTATATAACAAAAGATCCAGGATCATGGCAACAGTATATTAAGAGAGCTGATAACGTTGGAATACCACTTCATGAGTTAGCTAAAAAATACACAATAGAGTCTAACATGTATGTCCAACAAATGTTGATGGAATCTCAACAATTTCAACAACAGATGGAACAAAATACCTCAGCTGTTGGTGGTATGCAACCAACTTTAAGTGTAACTCCTAGTATAAGTATTACTCCTAGTATAACACCTACGATAAGTGTTACACCTAGTATTACACCTTCAATTAGTAGAACTCCTAGTGTTACACCTACAATAAGTGTTACACCAAGTAGAACACCAAGTATAACACCTACTCCATCTCGTCCTTAATATGAGTAAGCCATATATAGATCTATTAATAACAGATGAATATATTATTCGTGAATTTGATGAAAATATAGATCCAATAGAGTTAATGTGGCATCGAGATGATGAAAATAGGTTAGTTGAAGCAATAGAATCTACAAACTGGTTAGTACAACTTGATAACCAACTACCAGTATCTATGAACCAGCCAATATTTATACCACGTCATATGTGGCATAGAACTATAAAAGGAACAGGAAAATTAAAATTAAAAATATATAAATCGTGAAAAAGCCAATAAACGAAATTAAGAAAATGCAGCTTATTGCTGGGTTAATCACTGAAAGTGAATATCAAGAAGCAATGATGAGTGATGAACCATCTAGTATTAAAGAATTTACTAAAAATGATGTCGCCGAGTTAGAAGAATTATTAAAACTTCTTAAGCAAGTTTATGAAAAAAATGAAAAATTAAAAGCTATTCCTCACAAGACATTAGGAAATATGGTTAGTGATTTAGAATATGATATAAAAAAGGCTCCAACTATGTCAGGAAGTACAGAGAGATGGAATGAGGCTAAAGAAGATTAAAGAAATACTTAAAAATAAAATATAAAATGAAAAAATCAGCTTTAAAACAATTAATTAGAGAAGCTATTGAAGAAGTAAAACCTAATATTGAAGAAGATATGCTTTCTGAAGCATACGCTCCTGAAACTGATGAGATAGGTTCATTTTTCATTACAATAAAACCAACATTATCTTCTAAAATTGATGAGATAGTACTTGAGTGTGAAAATGTATCTCAATTTGCTAGTAAAGTTAAGTCACCAAATAATGTAGCTGGTGTATTCAAAAATGAAGCTAAAGCTAAAAAATTAGGTGAAAAATTACTCGCTGAGCGTGACAAAAAGAAAACTGAAGCTAAAAAAGCAGGTGATGCTTATCAAAAAATGAAAGCTGAAGCTTTAGCTAAAGTGCAAGAGTACATGAAACATAAAGGCAAAGCTGAAGAAGCTGTAAGTAAACTAACAAATAAAGACTAATGAAAAAATCAGACTTAAAAAAATTAGTTGAGGACGCATATATTGACTTGTCTAAACTTAAAAAAGGACAAGTAACTAAAGAACCAGGAGTAACAACTACATTAACTGATATTGATCCTGAAACAGGTAAACTATCATGGGATGTATCTTATGAAGTAGACGCTGAAGAATTATATAAAAAATTATCTGACTTAGTTGACTTTATGAAATCTGCTAAACCAGGATCTGAATTAGGTAAAATTAGAGATGTGCTTAAACAACTAAAAAATAAAACAAATCGTCTTGTAAAATAAGAATACGAATTAGTAGTATAATGATCAAACTAACTGACATATTAAAAGAAATTCTTGAAGAAAAAAAAGATAGATGTCATCGTATAGCTGATCGTCGCTATGATAAACCATCCGCTTACAAATCAGGTGCTATTGTACGTTGCCGTCAAGGTAAGATTTGGAAAAAATTAAAAGAAGATGAGTCATTACACAAATGGTTTTCACGTAAAGGTGGACCAGGTAAAGAAGGCGGTTGGGTTGATTGTAACACATGTCGTGAAGTAGATGGTAAAACAAAATGTAAACCATGTGGTAGAAAGGAAGGTGAAAAACGAGCTAAATATCCATCATGTCGTCCAACACCTGCTGGATGTAAGAAAAAAGGTAAAGGAAAAACTTGGGGAAAAACAAAATAAAAATATATGCAAGACAATTTTAATATTCATGAGTGGCGTTTAAATCAAACGCTTAAAGAAATGAGAGAAAAACAATGCAATGAGTGTGGAGCTACAATGGAAGGTAAAATGTGTAATGAGTGTGGTTATATGGAAGAAGCTACATTCACTTCTAAACATGATGATAATCCTAAATTAAAAGGTGGTCAAAAAGACTTACCTGATGAATTACAAGCAGGAATATTAAAGAAAGAAGGCAAAGAAGATATTTTAGGAGATTGGATTTTAGATATGCTAAAATCAGGAAAATCTAAAGAAGAAGTACTTCAAATTTTAAAACAAATTGTTATTAACGCTGCGAATGATAAAAAATTAAACGAAGTAGCAAGAACTTCTCCATTATCTGATCTTTATGATTTAGTTGAAGAATTAGTAGCTCAAGGTATTACAAAAGATGAAATACTACGAATAGTAAATTTTGCTACTGCTAAACTAAGTGAAGGAATGGACCATGAAGTATCAATGGCTCAAAATAGTCTTAAATCTATTATGAGTTCAGCTTCTAAATTAATGACTATGCTAGGTAATGATGAGCGTGACATACCAGGATGGATTCAAGATCATATTACAAACGCTGAAAACTATATTGATCAAGCCGCTCAAGGCTTTCATGAATTAGACAACATATATGAAGAAGATTAAAATCATAAAACCAAGACCTCTTAAAGAAGAAGAGGAAGTAATAGACCAAATACCTCAGGACACAACACCTGAGGTTCCTGCTATTACATTTGAATCTAATCCTTTAGAATTTATTCTACAGAAATATCCAACATTAAATGCAACTTTAATTGAGTTACTAACTGAAGATTTTAGAGACTACATTACTGGTATTTACATAATGGCACCTAAGCCAACTGTATTTAAAGTTGTTTTACATAATGGACGTAGTTTCCATTTAATATTTATGGGTGAAACATATCAAGCTAAAGTAAGTGGCAAAAAATATTACTTATCAAAAATAAGTGAGTTACAAAATGCTACAATGTCTATAGCTGAATTATTAATGTTAGGTACACCACCACAAGCTGAAGGCCCATCTGAAGAATTACCACCAGCAGGTGAAGAAAAATCAGAAGAATCATCTACTGTTACACCAGAAGAAACACCAGCTGAAGAAGAAGGTGGAGCTCCTGAAGAACTAAAAGAATCAGTTAAACGATTCAAACTAATAGAAAGTAAATTATTAGAATATCAAAAACTAGAATATAATGTTTTAACTCCTGATGCTAAAGTTGTAGCTCAAGATTTAATAAAACAACTAAAAATTACCCAAGATCAAATTCAACCAGCTTCATCAACTAACATTGTTGTATACACAGATGATGATAGAAAAAAATTAATAAAAAAAGTTGAAGATCTTAAAACATATGGTAAAGCTACTGATCCTAATAAAGGTAATTTTAAATATGGTAAAATAAGTATTAATTTTAAACCATTAAAAACAAGTGGTGAGTTTTATGAATTAAAACCTCAAAAATTAGGTGTTACTACAGATGAATTTATTTCTATAAACCAACTAAAAAAGGAATTAATAACTGGTATTCAAAATCATAAAACATTAAATGATGAACAAAAATCATTTATTATAGGTCTTATAAATAATAAAAATACTTTATCACCAGAAGAAACTAAAGAAGTATTAAGTGATAAATATTTTGAAAATGAAGTATTAAAGAACTTAGGTGAACTTATAGGCGCTATGATTTATGCTAAACAAGTTAATGGAAAATATATTTTATTTCCAAAAAGTGGTTCTTTTCCTTTAATAGATTATATGGTTAAAACAGATGATGGTGTAATTGAAGTAAGTGCCAAAACATCTAAAGGTAAAGGTAATCTCATCAAATTACCAGATGTATACAAAAAAATAATGGATAAAAAAATAAGATTAACACCAGACCAAAAGAAACTTTTTCAAACAGTTTCATCTGATGATAACTCTCCTACAGTCACTGCTAAAACTATGAATCTTATTCCTATATTTGGAAAAGAAGAAACACAACGTAGATATAAAAAATTCTTAAAAAATAATCCTGGATTTTTAAATAGAAAACTTAGAGATGGATCAAAATATGGATATGATTCTGTTGAAAGAGTTAGCATAGAAAAAATGTTAATTAACGATCTTAATGAAAAATTTGATCTTAACAAAGTATTTCGTAAAGCAGTTGATGTAAAATATGTTAAATATAATTTTGATAGATCTACTTTAAAAGGTAATATTGAAGTTATTGAAGGTGATGAATTTGAAGTATACTTAGATACAAAAAACAGTGTGAATCATGATGGTGAAGGAATAGGCTTTCAATTAGCTTAATATATTTATTATCACAAATAAAAAAAAATGAAACAACAAATTAGTTTTCAATTAGCTTAATATATTTATTATCACAAATAAAAAAAAATGAAACAACAAATTAACGAAATTAAGAAAATGCAGCTTTTAGCTGGTTTAATTACTGAAAGTGAATACCGTGAGTCATCAAATGAATCAGAACAAGATGAAGTAAATGAAGAGACAACTGCTGATAAAATGCAGCAAATGGCTCAATATATTGAAATGTTAGAACAAATAGATCGCATATTAGATGAAACAGATGCGCAATTAACAAACATGAAACAAGCTGGATCTAAAATTTCCGCTGACAGAGTTATTGATTATGTTCAAGGACAGTTTAATAAAATAAGAAGCTTTCAATAATAAAATATAGAACAGATTCATTGCTTGTTCGATTAATAAAAATAATTTTGGAGTAGTGGCCCACTTAAAAGGTGGGCCACCTGTTTGCCTGCGCTAGATTAATATGCTATATTTAAGTATTATGAATATATTTTACATAGACTCTGATCCAAAAGTAGCCGCTCGTCAACTAGTAGACGATCACATCCGTAAAATGCAAATTGAAAGTGCACAAATGTTATGTACAACATTTCATCATTATGGTATAGACGCACCATATAAGAAAGCTCATTATAACCACCCATCAACAAAATGGGTTCGTGAATCAATGAGTCATGTTAAATGGTTATTAGATCATGGTTTAGAAATATGTGATGAATTTGTTGTTAGGTATGGTAAAGAACATGCTACAAAAAAAGTTTTGCTATGGGTAAAAGATAACTTAAATTTATTAGTTGGTAAAATTCCTTACAATGGATTTACACCACCCCCACAATGTATGCCTCCTGAATATAAAACAGATGATACAATAGAAGCATATAGAAATTTCTACATTAAAGACAAAATTGGTATTAAAAAACTAAACTATAATAAATTAAATAACACACCAAAATGGATAAAAGAATCGTTATTGTTGGAGCTGGTGTAGCAGGTATCAACGCCGCAACTAAATTAGTAGATAATGGATACCCAGGAGAATTAATCACTATTATTGATAAGGGTAATGACCCACACAACCGCTTACCTGAAGAGGTAATGACAGGTATGTTAGGTGCTGGTGGATGGAGTGATGGCAAATTAACTTACCACACAGCAATCGGTGGTCAATTATCAAAATACTGTGGTGAAGAAAAAGCTATGGAATTGATGGATCAAGTTATTAGTAATTTTAGGCGCTTTCATCCTAAACCAGAAGAAATATTCTGCTCTGATCCAGTAGCGGAACCAGACTTTATTAAACCATACTTTGGATTACGTTTATTTCCTGTGTGGCATATTGGTAGTAACTACTTACACGAGATTGCTAAAGCATGGTATCAATATTTAGTTGATAAGGGTGTTAATTTTACATGGAATGCTGAAGTAGTAGAAATTGATTTTAAAAATAATAAATTATTCTATGCAAATACAGATGCTCATACGATAAAGTATGATGAATTAATATTCGCAGTAGGCAAATCAGGTATTGATTTTGCTCAATCATTATCAGACAATTATGAATTACCAACTGAACCTAAATCAGTTCAAATAGGTGTTCGATTTGAAGCACCACAAAAATATTTTCAGAAATTAATAGACATATCATATGACTTCAAATTATATCAGAAGTTTGACAATGTTTCTCTACGTAGCTTTTGTACTAATAACAATGCCGCTTACGTGGCCGTGGAGGAAACTTATGGCGATATCACGTACAACGGCCATGCGAAAAAGGGTGAACAATTCCGAAACGATATGACCAACTTTGGTATATTGATGGAAATTAAAGGTATTGAAGATCCGTTTAAATGGTCACGTGATGTAGTACAGAAACTACAAGTAAACGGTACAGGATTATATTTTTCACCATGTAATACACGTCAACCAGCATTAACATCTGAAGGCTCAATAGTTAGTGCTACTCAAATTAGTAATTTAAATACGTTTGATGAAGCTTTAGGAGAATACTCAAAGTATATTATGGACTTTATCATACAGATGGATAAAGTATTTAAATTTGGTGATGATTGGGGTATGTACATTCCTGAAGTAAAGTATTTGAGTCCTGAACCATTAGTTGACTATACTAATCTAGCACTAACTGAATATCCAAATGTACATTTTGTTGGTGATGCTTTGAGTGCTCGTGGTATCACTGTATCAGGTGCACATGGTATTTATGTAGCTGAAAGTTTAATTAACCCAAATAAATAAATTATCTTTATAAAAATAAAAATATGGTAAAACGATTTAAAAAACCTGACGGAACAATTGTTCATGTTTTAGATGGTAAAGTACATAACTGGGATGACGCAGCTATAATTCATCCAAATGGTAAAAAAGAATATTGGTTATTTGGATTTCAATACACTAAAGATGAATTTTTAGACCGTAAACGAGATTCAAATGGTATCCCACCAGCGAAAGATCCAAAATATGACACACGTCTCTAATTAATATTTATATACATGAAAATAGGATTATGTGGAACAATGTCAGTTGGTAAAACAACATTAGTTAAAGCTTTATCTAAGACTGATAAGTTCAAAAAATACAAATTAGCTACTGAGCGTAGCAAATACTTAAGAGATTTAGGTATTCCTTTAAATACTGATTCAACTATTAATGGTCAATTAGTGTTTTTAGCTGAACGTTCTAGTGAATTATTAAATGAAAATATAATAACTGACAGAACAATATGGGATGTATGTTCATTTACAATGTTAGCTAAGTCAATATCAACTCATGAAAAATCTCAATTTGTAAATACAGCAATGTTATTGAAAGATCAATATGATGTTGTATTTTATATTGAACCAGTTGGTGTAGATATGGAAGATAATGGTGTTAGAGAAACAAATCTTGAATATAGAGCTGATATAAATCAAGAAATATTGCGTTTATTAACATTATTTCCACCTAAAAAATTAGTGATACTACATGGGCCTACTGAAGATCGTGTAGAGAAAATATTAGATGCAGTAAAGTAAAATATTTATAACCACAAAACAATAACATGGCAGACAATTTTGACTTAAGAAAGTACATCACTGAAGCAAAACTTAAAATTAAAGTACCTGTAAAAGAAATGGCTCGACCAGCCAAAGAAAAATACAAACTTAATTCTGACTTCCCTAACTTACAAGATAGAATTGAAAATTCATCTAACTATAAGTTAGACCGTAAACAACAAGTAATTAATTACTTTGTTAAACAAGGTGAAGAACAAGGTATTGATCCAATGGAAGTTGAATTATTAAAAAGTCAAATTGAAAAAAATTCTGCTCCTGGTGTTAATTGGTCTTTCACACCTGATATTCGTAATCAACTCTTAAAAGCAACTTCAGTTAAACCAACAGCAGCCGCTGATGAAGAACCAGGTGAAGATGATATATTCATGACTCCATCTGACGCTGAAGATTTATTTATTGGTAAATCTAAATTGAGGGGTAAAGCTAAAGGAGGAGTTGGGGATGAGGAAGAACCATCAGCCGCTGATATAGCTAAAATCAAATCAACTCCAATGACACCAGCGGGTTCTAAAGCAGGAGAATTTTTTGTTGATAATGCTGATTTAATTGCTCGAATTATCAAACAATATGCTCAATCATCAATTAAAGTAGGTAAAATTAAAGAAGCAGAAGATGGTGGAATGTCAAGTGCTGATTTTAAATCAGCCCAAGCCAAATCTAAAGAAACAGCAGCTGCTGGTTTACCAGATCTAATTCAAAAATTAGTAGACAAAATTGAAATATTAAAAGATGAAGATTATGATGCTTATATTAAAGTGTTAAATGATCTTGACAAGTATAAATTTGGAGCTACTAACACTAAAGGCGCCATGAAAATGATTCTTAAAGCATTAGGTGAACCAACATTACCAGCTATGGGTTCTAAACGTAAAAAGAAAAGTGATGATGATGAATTAAAAGCTTTAGGTATTGATGATGAACCAATTAAAATAGATGACGAAGAAGAAATTTAATTATTTAATATATGGAACAACAACAAGAACAACAACCTATTCAACCAGTTAAAAAAACATCAAAACTTAGGTTAGTTCTTTATGTGATTATAGGCTTAGTAGCTTTATATTATACAGTACGATTAGCCACACGTAAAGAAAAATTCCAAGAAAATAAAGAGTTATTAAACAGAATTGACAGTTTACAAAAAGTAACTATTCAGTTAAAAGAGGAACAAAAGAAAATTACAGCTCGTGATTCTTCATTTAATGAATCTATTAATAAAATAGATGCTAAAATAGGTGATGTACAAGCTAAAAAAACAGTAATTGAAAATCACTATCATAACCAATCTAAAGTTATACCACGTTATACACCAACCCAATTAGATTCATTTTTTAAGAAAAGATATAATTATTAATTATGAAATATATTTTAACAATACTAATCAGTTTATTTTCATTAACAGCAATAGCACAACCACCACAAGAATCAGTTTGTATGCCTGTTGAAATAGCTAAACAAGTAGCACAAGATCTTGTTATTGGTGACTCAGCTAAAGCAATGTTAACAGTAGCATTAGATGAATTAGATTTAACTAAAGAAAAATTATCATTCAAAGATAGTCTTATACTTAACGCTCGCTTAAAAGAACTTAATCTAAAAGATCAAATTAGAATTTGTGAAGAGCAAAATAAGAACTACAACTTATTATATGAAGATGCTAAAAAACAATATGCTGTTTTAGCTAAAAAACACAAACGTTTAAAAGCAAAGAAAACATTTATTGAAATTGTAGGCACAAGTATTATTGGAGGTTTAGTATATTTCTACATCACAAAATAATCGTCCTGCTACCCTAGGACAGCCTATCTAGACCATAGGTGCAGCTCAACCCCGTAAGGTTGAGCTTTTTTTATATATTTATATACATGAGTAATGAACAACAAAATATAAAGGAAATAATAAAACAAGAGTTTGTTAAGTGCGCTAGTGATCCTGTTTACTTCATGAAAAAATATTATTGGATTCAACACCCACAGCGTGGTAGAATTCAATTTAATTTATATCCATTCCAAGAAGGTGTATTACATCAATTCAAAAAACAGAAATATAGTATTGTAAATAAGTCAAGACAATTAGGTATATCAACACTTGTATCTGCTTATTCACTTTGGTTAATGCTATTTAACAAAGATAAAAATATACTTTGTATAGCTACAAAGCAGGAAACTGCTAAAAACATGGTTACTAAAGTAAAATTTGCCTATGATAACTTACCCAGTTGGTTACAACTAAAAGCAATAGAGAATAATAAATTAAGTCTCAAACTATCAAATGGATCTCAAATTAAAGCAATTGGTGCGACTGGAGACGCAGGTCGATCTGAAGCAGTGTCATTGCTATTATTAGATGAGGCTGCGTTTATTGAAGGTATAGATGAGATATTTGCTTCTGCTCAACAAACCTTAGCCACTGGTGGTCAATGTATAGCAATATCAACACCATTTGGTACTGGTAACTGGTTTCATAGAACATTTATTGGTGGTGAAGAAGGTAAAAATGGGTTCACATCAATTAAATTACCTTGGACAGTACATCCAGAACGAACTCAAAAATGGAGAGATGAACAAGATGCTATCTTAGGTCCTCGTAACGCTGCTCAAGAATGTGACTGTGACTTTAGCACATCAGGTGACACAGTTGTTGAACCTGATATTTTAAATTGGTATATTCAAACATACCAAGCAGATCCTGTAGCTAAAGGAGGATTTGATGGTAATTTATGGCGCTGGGAATATCCAGACTATTCAAAGAATTATATGGTTGTAGCTGACGTTGCTCGTGGAGATGGTAAAGACTATTCTGCTTGTCATGTTATTGATATAGAAGAAGCAAAACAAGTAGCTGAATATAAAGGTCAAGTAGGAACTAGAGACTATGGACACATGTTAGTGGCTTTAGCTACTGAGTATAATAACGCTTTATTAGTAATAGAAAATGCTAACATAGGTTGGGACACAATACAAACAGCTATTGACAGAGGCTATCAAAACTTATACTACTCAGCCAAATCTGACTCAGCTAACATAACAATGGATAATTTCTTAAGTAGAAATGAAAATAATTTAGTGCCTGGCTTCACTAACTCACAAAAAACAAGACCATTAGTTATATCTAAACTAGAGTCTTATATGAGAGATCGTGCCTGTATAATTCAATCACGTCGTTCATTAGAAGAATTAAGAACATTTATTTGGAAAAATGGTAAAGCACAATCTAGTGATGGATATAATGATGACTTAGTGATGGCTTTTGGTATAGCAATGTTTTTACGTGATACCGCTTTACGTTTTAGTCAATCTGCTATGGATTTAACTCGCGCTTCGCTTGGAGGTATAGGAAGAATTAATTATCTTCCTCAAGCAACTGGTTTATATACACCACATGGTCCTGATAGAGACAATCCATGGAAAATGGATACTGGTAATGGATCTATGGAAGATATCAGTTGGTTAATATAACTAAATATTTATAACATATACTATATAACTATGGGATTATTTGATAGCCTCAAACGATTATTTTCATCTGACGTTGTTATTCGTAATGTAGGAGGAAATGAATTAAGAGTAATTGACACAGATCGTATTCAGTCGTTAGGTACCTTACAAACAAACGCACTTGTTGATCGATTCACTAAAATTTATACAACATCTGGCGCTGGTATTTACAACATTAATAATGTTTATAACTACCAAACATTAAGAGTACAACTTTATACTGACTATGAAGCAATGGATACTGACGCTATTGTAGCTTCAGCACTTGATATTATAGCTGATGAGTGTACTTTAAAAAATGAACATGGTGAGTTACTCCATATTCGCTCTAGTGATGAGAATGTTCAAAAAATATTATACAATCTATTCTATGATGTATTAAATATTGAGTTTAACTTATGGAGTTGGGCTCGTAATATGTGCAAGTATGGTGACTTTTATCTTAAATTAGAAATAGCTGAAAAATTTGGTGTTTATAATGTAATACCATTCTCCGCATATTCAATTATCAGAGAAGAAGGTACTAATCCTAAAAATCCTACTTATGTAAGATTTAAATATGACCCAACATCTGTATCTGGTATAACTGCTCCACAAACTCAGTATTCTTTAGGTACATCAACATCAGATATTTACTTTGAAAATTATGAAATGGCTCACTTTAGATTAATAAGTGATGTTAACTATTTACCTTATGGTAGAAGTTATTTAGAGCCAGGCCGTAAAATATTTAAACAAATGATATTGATGGAAGACGCTATGTTAATCCATCGTATTGTTCGCGCTCCTGAAAAACGTATCTTCTATATGAATGTAGGTGCTATACCTCCAAATGAAGTAGAAGCTTACATGCAAAAAACAGTTCAAAAACTTAAGAAAATACCTTATGTTGATCCACAAACTGGACAATATAATCTTAAGTTCAATATGATGAATATGATGGAAGACTTTTACATACCAGTAAGAGGAAATGACCAATCAACTCGTATTGATACAGCAAAAGGTTTAGAATATAATGGTATTGAAGACGTCGCTTACTTAAGAGACAAATTATTCGCTGCTCTTAAGATACCTAAAGCATTTATGGGTTATGAAAAAGACTTAACTGGTAAAGCTACATTAGCAGCTGAAGATATTAGATTTGCTCGCACAATAGAACGTATTCAACGTATATTATTAAGTGAATTAACTAAAATAGCCTTAGTACATTTGTATACTCAAGGATATGATGGTGAACAATTAACTAACTTTGAGTTATCATTAACAACACCTTCTATCATTTATGATCAAGAACGTGTTAATTTAATGAAAGAAAAAGTTGATTTAGCTGCTAACATAATAGAAAATAACTTATTACCAACAGAATGGATTTATGATAACTTATTCCACTTCAGTGAAGATCAATATGATGAATATCGTGATTTAATTATTGAAGACAAAAAACGTAAATTCAGATTAACTCAAATTGAAAGTGAAGGTAATGACCCATCAGAAACAGGCCAAGTGTATGGCACACCACATCAATTAGCTACAGCTTATGGTAAAGGTAGAGGTGATAGTGAAGTACCAACAGGATATAATGAGAAAAATCCTAATGAACCTGTTCATTTAGTTGGTCGTCCTAAAGCGTCAGCTTCAAATATTAATAGACAAGATAATCCATTTGGTAAAGATCGTATTGGGGCTAAAACATATAGTACAGCTGGTACTGATCAAGAAGATAGTTTAGCTAAAACCCAATATAAAGGTGGTTCACCACTAGCTTTAGAAACATATTTGAAAAATAAAAATATGTTTAATGGATTACCTGTTAATCGTAAAACAAACTTATTTGAACAAAGTGATTTATTAAACGAAGATAATATTCGCGACGAAATCAAATAGTTTCAATATTTATAATTAGTATTGTACTAAAAATATGCGTATAAAACACAATAAATTCCGCAATACAGGTGTATTATTTGAGCTATTAGTGCGTCAAATTGCTAGTGATACACTAGCTAACACTGACTCTAAAGCGGTAAAAATCGTAAAAAAATACTTTCACAACAGTGAAATAGCTAAAGAACATAAACTTTATCATACTATACTCACAGCACCACGCTTAAGTGAAGGTAAAGCTGAATCTTTAATTAATACAACTGTTGATTTAGCTAAAAAGCTTAATAAAGAACAATTACTTAAAGAGAAATATAACTTAATTAGAGAAATTAAGAAACATTATAATTTAGAAAGTTTTTTTAAATCTAAAGTTAATAACTACAAAACATTAGCCGCTGCTTATACATTATTTGAAGTTGCTATTGAAAATAAGTTTATTGAGCCAAAACAAGTAGTGCTCAATAAACTTACTCTTATGGAACACATCACTAAGAAAACATTAGTTGAAAATAAAGAAAGTGAAGTAGCTATTGAATTAGCTAAAGAAGATAAAAATGTTCGTATTTTAGCTTATAGAATGTTAATTGAAAAATTCAATAGTAAATATGCTAACTTAAGTGAACGCCAAAAATCAGTACTTAAAGAATTCATTAATAATATCTCCAATCCAGAACATCTTAAATCATACATTAACGAGAACTTAAACAACGTTAAAAAAGAATTAACTTCTTTAGTTAAACAAGTTGAAGATAAAACAACTGAAATTAAATTAAATGAAGTTATCAACTTAATAAAACCAATATCTGCTAAAGCATCAGTGAAAGATGATCATTTAGTAGCGTTACTTCAATATCAACAATTAGCTGAAGAAATTAAGAAAATCAATGGATAAAAATAAAGTAAAAGAAGTCCTAAAGAAAAAACTTAAACAGGAAATGTCTGTAACAGGCACAGGTGCTTCTGTAACACCAGGTGTAGGCGCAGGTGTCGCTACAAAATATGCTTTTGGTAAACGTGATAACAAAGGTACTCCAAGTGATTGGAAAGAAGCTCCATCAATTCCTAATCGTAAATCTAAAGCTATGGACTATAAAGAATTATGGGAGATGAATGAAGTTTGGGATTTTAATACAGGAGGAATAAAAGCTTGGGATTATGGTAAAATATTACCTGAAGATATGGAAGTTACTTTACAGAAGATTGTAAGTAACCCTAATGTGACAGAAGATGACTTAAAAGCTTTTAGAGATCGTGCTAAAGAATTATACAAAGATAGTAGGATAACTAGAAATGAGTTTAATTTCTACACAAATACAAGTCTTGATACCTTTAAGGAGATATTTCTTGAAACAATAAATGAAGCATATACTCCATCTAAAACTAATACTGAAGAATTAGCCCGTGTGGAAGAATTATTAGCTCAAGCTAATAGAGATAATGCCTACTCAGTAATGAGTTCTTATGAATTTAGAATTAAAGCACTCAGATTATTAGTAGCATTAGAGAAAAAATATAATACCACATTACCATTATTCAAATTTGGTATGATGGTAAGTGATTATCTTAGCAAATATTTCCCAGGATTTAAAGGTAAATTTGGACCATACAATCAAAATTGGAAATCTGTAAAAGATCATATTGAACAATCTATATCTCAAAAACAAGGTATGAATGAGGAAAATATAGAAGAAGCTTATGTACCTGAGAACATTAAGAAATTCGCTCAAAGAAAAGGTGTTACTAATACTGTAAACCAAGTAGCTCGTTGGGCTGAAAAAATGGGTAAACGTATTGTAGGTGGAACAGCTATAGGTAAAGATTATAGTACATTACTTTTAGACTTAACATATCAAGGTGGTGAAATAAGAATCAATACAGACACAGATGAAATAGAAATAAATGATCAAGATATTATTGATTATCAATCATTTGCTGACGCTGTAGATTCATTATCAGAACCAATAAATGAAAACTACGCTCGTTTTAGAAACGAAACTAAAACTCGTACTAAACCAGAACAATTTCATAACGCAGTTAAAGAAGTAAAGAAAAAAGTACAAGAAATAAATCGCTTATTTGAATATATGGGTCGCTTACAAAGCGAGTTAAAAGAAAGTGAGGGTGGATTAAAAACAAAAAAATATACTGAAAGCGCTCTCCAACAAATAAAAGAAGCAACAAAACAATTATTTTTTAAATCAACTAAATTAAAATAAAATGGCAGATAATTTTAACATGAAGCAATTCCTAATGGAAAATAAATTAGGTGCTTACTCTAGATTAAAGGAAAATAAAGAGACAGTTAAAACAAAGTACGGTAATCTTGAACTAACACAAGATGAAGATGGAGAATGGGAATATAGCTTTAAAGGATCGAAAGGTGGAGTTGGACAGGGTATGGTAGACGGTGGCTTTTCCTCTAAAGAATCAGCAATAAAAGCTTTTGAAAAATCAGCAGCTAGTGAGCTAGATGAAGCTAAAGAAGATAATGTAACTATAGAACTTTATCAAGGAACTAAATTAACAGGCCCTAAAGATAATGAAACTGAAGCTAGAAAATTAGCTAAAGAAATTGAACAAGCTATGAAATCTGCTTTTAGTGGAGCTAAAGGAGCAGGCGACGAATCAGCCGCTATGGATGAACGTGATGATACAGTCTATGAATTTGAAGATGAATTATCAGAGTTAGGATTTAAAATAGATTTATCTGAAGCTAAAGAAAAAGAAGAAGAAGGATATATGGGAACACAATATGGTTCTTCTGAAGACATGGCTGTAGATATGATAAAAAAAGGTATCACTGAAGATGAAACATTAAATGAATATGAAGTAATTTACCGTGAAATAAATGGTAAATGCTATCGTATAGATGATGAAGGAAATAGAGATGAAGTAAGTATGTCTTATTGTATGAGATATGCTGAAGGCAAAGAAGAAAAAGAAGAAGCATTTGGTGGTATAAATGAAAGATTATCACCACAAGCATTTTCATATATGGCTGGTATATCTAATGAAAAAGCTCAAATAGCAATGATAAAAGCTGCTGAAATTTTAATGAATGATTTAACAGCGGAGGGATTTGAAGTAGAAGACATTAGAGAATTTTTAACACAATTAATCGCAAACGACATCTAGTATGGCTAAGACAAAAGCAATGGGAACTAGTAATAAAGTTAGTTTCGGCAAACGTAAAAAAGGAAATGCTCAAAAATCTTTTAATAAACACACTCCTCGACCAAAATCATATCGTGGGCAGGGACGTTAATATTTATTGACATGAAATACACAATTGACGAAATTAAGAAAATGCAGCTTATAGCTGGTTTAATTAATGAAGTAGAATACAATGAATCAATATGGGGTGTTGACAAACAACCATTAACTGAAGGTCAAACTAAAGAAGCTAAAGCTGATGAGGCTGTTAAAGCTGAAGTTAAAGCTAAAAAAGCTACAGAACCTAAGTTAAAAGAACTTCATATTGATCAAGCTAATCCATATGAATATCGTCATGGTTTAGCTCATGAATTGCATCAACTTGATGATTACAGTGCTGAGGCTTTAGAAAAAGCTAAAACTACTGTGTTAAAAAATCTAGCTAAAGATGCCAACTTTTACTCTAACTTACTTAACCAACAGCAATCATCATATGAGTTTAAGCAAACAGAAACTGACAAACCAGGTATGCAAGCTAAAGCTGATGGTCATTTGAAGAAAGAAGCTAAGAAAGATGAGAAAGCTAATGTTAAAGATAACTTAGGTAAGAAAGAAGCTGGCAAGAAAAATCCTAAAGGTGTTAAAATAATGCCTGATAAAGGTGTGACTGGCTCAGAAAAAACTATTAAAGAAGGAAAAGAAGATAAAGTATCTAAAATAAAAGAAGCATTAAAAAAGGATTTAAAAAAAGAAGCTATTTATAAAAAAGCAGGTACAGCAGGTGGAAAGGAAGATGTAGTAGTCGCTAGCTCTCCAAAATCTAAATCTGAGTTAACCAGAAGGGGATACATAGTAGTACCAGGAACTGAAGACGCCACTGGTCTAAAATAAAAAATAAATGAGTAAACAAGTATTAATAGAATATTTTTCATTCCAACCATCGCCTCAGTCTTTAACTGAGGCAAAGTTGTCTACATCTAAAAACTTAATTGTTTCTGGTGTTGTACAACGTGCTGAAGCGAAAAATCAAAATGGCAGAGTTTATCGTTTTGAAACATTAAAACGTGAAGTTGATAAGTACCTAGAAGGACCTATAGCTGAAAATAGAGCATTAGGTGAATTAGACCATCCAGACTCATCAATCATTAACTTAAAAAATGTAAGCCACAATATTAAAAAATTATGGTGGGATGGTAATGATTTAATGGGTGATATTGAAATATTACCTACACCAAGTGGTAATATATTAAAAGAATTATTTTTAAATAATATAACTGTAGGTATTTCATCTCGTGGTATGGGTTCAGTGAAACCATTAGGTGAAGGTACAGTTGAAGTACAAGACGACTTTGAGTTATTATGTTGGGATTTTGTTAGTACACCATCTACACAAGGTGCTTTTGTACGTCCAGTAGGATTAACTGAGGGTGTAAACCCAAATTATAGCAAACATAATAAGTACTCTAAAGTGAATAGTCTTATCTCTGAAATTATTTGTTCACAAACTGGAATCTGCTGTTTAAAATGAAAATAAGAATTAAAGAAACTGAAGAGGACGAGATTAAAAAATTATTAAAAATAGACTATGATCTATTTGTTAAAGAACTAGGTGATAATATCAAAGATCCTAAGTTTATAAATGCTATTAAAACTTTATCTGATCAACATCCAATCAACTTTTCCACAGTTAGTCCAACAGTAGGAGACTTAAAACCAACTCAAAACGAAATTGATGTTGATAAATCATTAAAATTTCCTTTAACTAATCCTCAAGCAGCTGAAAGAGATTTAAAAGGAGGATTAGTGGTAATTAATAATAAAAGAATTGTAACTGGAAATGGAGGCAAATTTATTATTGATGGACATCATAGATGGTCTGAAGTAGCAGCCTTAAACCCAGAAGCTAAAATGGCTGCTATTGATTTAACTGATGTTAAAAATCCAATTAGAGCACTTAAAGCTACTCAATTAGGTATCGCTGCTGATTTAGGTAAAGTACCAACTGCTAAAGTTGAAGGTACTAACTTACTCAAAATAAATAAAAATACTTTAATTAGTTATGTTGAAAATACAATTACTCCTGAAGTAATAGAAGTATTTAAAAAATACAACAAAGGAGATAACGCTAAAGAAATAGGAGAATTCATATGGACTAATGTTGAGAAAATGAAACAAGACAATCAACCAGTCCCAGGCGCTCCTAAACGTGACATTATGCCACAAACAGATGATGCTACACAATGGCAAAGTTTAGCTCCAAATACTGACACTATAAAAGAAATAGCTCGTCTAAAAAAACTAGCAGGAATACAATAACCCCTAATCCAGGTCAGCCAAATAATCACACGGGCCTTTACCGGGGATTTAACGGGGAAATCTTACTTATACATAATTACACGAACCTTATATTTTAGTGGTTTAAAGCCGGGATATGCCACGCTAAAACCACTTTTCATATACTTTATCGCTTTGAATTTTCTTCACATATTTATGAACATCCCACATATGAGATCTCCAATATCTCATTAAGTAATAATTTACAATCCTATATTACTTCTCTAATAAGTAATCAGTCAAAAAGGAGAAATCAAAATGACAAATCAAGAATTATTTAAGCAAGCAATTGCTGACGCTAAATCTGTACGTGATGCAGCAGTAGCGAATGCTAAAGCCGCTCTTGAAGAAACTTTCACTCCTAAAATTATGTCTATGTTATCTACTAAATTAAATGAGTTAGAAGAAGACATGGAAGAAGGAATGAAAGAAAAAGAAGAAGAAGGCTACAGCATGGAAAAAGAAGGTATGGAAACCGCTGTTGGATACGAGGGCGGAAAACAAAAGCCTGAAATCGAAGAAGATAGTTATGAAGAAGGAGCTAAATCTATGGAAGAAATGGACCTTGAAGAAATCTTAGCTGAACTTGAAAAAGAAGGCCAGATGGAAGAAGGAAAAAAAGAAGACATGGAAGAAGCTAAGAAAACAGAAGAAGAAGGTAAAGAAAAAGTTGATGAAGCTGAAGACAAAGAAAAAATGGAAGAAGCTGATGACGACGATGAAGTTACTGAATTGACTGTTGACGAACTCAAAGACATCATCCGTGACGTTTTACAAGATGTAATGGGTGGTGCTGAAGCCGGTATGGAAGCCCCTGATGAAGGTGGTGAAGATACTGGTGAAGAAAAAAAGGATGATGATGAATCTATTGATTTAGATGAATTATTAGCTGAATTGGATTCAATGGAAGAAGGTAAAGACAAAGAAAAAGTTGAAGAGAAAAAAGAAAAAGAAGAAGAAGGTAAAAAAGTAGAAGAAGCTAAGAAAGAAGAAGTCGAAGAAGCTAAAAAAGAAGCTAAAAAGGCTAAAGAAGACTTAGAAGAAGCTATCAAAGTTATCAAATTCTTGAAAAAAGAACTTAACGAAGTAAACTTGCTCAATGCTAAGAATACTTATGTTAATAAAATCTTCAAAGCTAAATCTTTATCTGAATCACAAAAAGTGAATGTTCTTAAGTCTATGGACAAAGCTACTAATGTTAAAGAAGCTAAAGTAATTTATGAATCTTTAGTTAGTACTTTATCTACAGCTAAGAAAACTTCAATTAAAGAATCAGTTGGTTTTGCCTCTAAGGCAGCAGGAGTTGCACCTAAACAACCAATTGTAGAAAGCGACGCCGCTATTCGTCGTATGCAACAATTAGCAGGAATTATTAAATAAACAAAAACTTAAAAACAAATTTTAAAAAAATGAGTCAAGTACAATCATTAATCGAATCTGCTAACCCATGGCAGTCACAGCAAGGAGACGCTGCTCGTCTTGCTAGCAAATGGGCAAAGTCAGGTTTACTTGAAGGTCTTAAAGACTATGACAAGTCAAACATGGCAGTAATGCTTGAAAACCAAGCAAAACAATTAGTTGTTGAATCATCTCAAACTGGTACTGGTGGTACATTTACTCCAGGAACTGGTGAACAATGGGCTGGAGTTGCTCTTCCATTAGTTCGTAAAGTATTTGGTCAGATCGCTTCTAAAGAATTCGTTTCTGTTCAACCAATGTCTTTACCTGCTGGTTTAGTATTCTTCTTAGATTTCCAATA